GGCGCTGCGCGAGCTAACCGGCAATAGAAGAATTGTCCGTTCGGGGAGCGGGAAACGGGGCAATCCGTTCCGCTATGAAAAAGCTAGTTCCCTTGTTCCCGCCCCATTGGAAGAAACCGGAAACAAGAAACCAAATGAGGGTGTTTCCGCAGAGCCGAACGGGGAGGCAAACAAGTTGTTTCCGCTATCCGTAATATCTACGGGAACAGGGGAACAAGCAATTATCCCCCTAACGAATGGAGCGTAGCCAGATGGGACTGCAATCTTCCACGCGATAGCCTACAATTTTCAGACACCATGCCCAAGCTCGATTGGCTCACCCGACCTGAAGATGAAAAGACTGCCTCAAGCGTCCCATACCGCTTGCTGGAGGCCGTGCCGGAGCTTTCCTACGGGGATGAGCATACGGAGAACATGCTCATTCAGGGTGACAATCTTGAAGCATTGAAAGCCCTGCTTCCTTTTTACGCTGGCCGGGTAAAGTGCATCTTCATTGATCCGCCTTACAACACCCGCAGCGCATTCGAGCACTACGACGACAACCTGGAACACACGCAATGGTTGGCAATGATGTATCCCCGGCTAGAGCTGCTGCGTGAATTTCTCACTGAGGATGGGAGTATATGGGTCACGATTGATGACAATGAAGCCCACTATCTCAAAGTCATTATGGATGAAGTGTTCGGGCGGGGTAATTTTGTAGGGAACTTTATATGGCAGAAAAAGTTTTCACCACAGAATGACGCAAAACTGGTTGACCCTGACCACGACCACTTAATTGCCTATGCTAAAAATAAAGAAAGCTGTGGTTTTAATCTTCTAGAGCGCACGGATGTAATGAATGCAAGGTACAAGAACGCAGATGACGACCCGCGTGGCCCTTGGACATCTGGTGACTCCCTCAGGGGTGAATATCGAGAATATGCGTTCTATGAGATAACGACTCCGTCCGGTCGTAAAGTTGTTCCTCCACCGGGTAGTAGCTGGCGATTCAATAAAGAAGATTTGCCAAAGCTGATTAAAGAGAATCGTCTATGGTTCGGCAAAGATGGAAATGGAGTACCTCGTATCAAAAGATTCTTGTCTGAGGTGAAACAAGGAATCATCCCGCAGACAATTTGGAAGCACGATGAAGTTGGGAACACGCAGGAAGCAAAGAAGGAAGTAATCGCTCTAAACAGCGAAGATATATTTGATACGCCTAAGCCTGAACGCTTGATTCAACGTGTTCTTCAAATCGCCACCAAGCAAAATGATGTTGTGCTCGACTCGTTTCTTGGCTCTGGAACTACAGCCGCCGCAGCTCACAAGATGTCCCGACAATACATTGGTATTGAGATGGGTGAACATGCAACTACTCACTGTGCGCCGCGACTGAAAAAAGTAGTTGACGGTGAGCAGGGTGGCATTTCAGAACTTATCAATAATGGTTGGCAGGGCGGTGGCGGCTTTCGCTTCTACAAGCTAGGTAGTCCTGTATTCGATGAACATGGACGCATTAATCCAGCTATCCGATTTGACCACCTAGCAGCACACGTCTGGTTCTCTGAGACCAGAACACCCATACATTTAAAGCGAAAGCGTTCTCCGCTGCTCGGCGTGCATGAAGGAACTGCATACTATCTGCTATACAACGGCATACTTGGCGACAAACGGCCCGATGGTGGGAATGTGCTTACCCGCAAGGTGCTGGCAGAATTGCCGGAACACGATGGCCCACGTGTGATCTATGGTGAATCTTCCCGGCTGAGTCCTGGTGTGTTGAAGCAGATGGGCATTACATTCAAACAGACTCCGTATGACATAAAGGCACGGTGAGGCAGATGCAGCTCAAAGAGTTTCAGCAGCGCACTCTCGATACGCTTGGCAGATTTCTCAGCACAGCAAAGAACATTCGCGCATAGCGGACGTGGCCTTTTCTGTTGAAGCGTATTGCTGCACTTCATTTGACAAACGAACTGAAATGCGATTAACTGAATCTGCGAACGGTCATTACTCTGTCGCGGGTCGCAGCTCCCTCTTAAGCCCAGCACAATCCACCATGGGGGAAGACGTGTGTCCAAAATTGTGACCTGCGAAGTACCCTGCTATTTAGCCCATCAAAACACCAAGACCAAGCCATATTGCCATTTGCAGCGCGATGCTGCGCGAGAACTGGTACAGCAAGGCATTGCACACTGGATTGACAAGGCTCGCAAACTACGCATTATTCGAGAAAACAAACTAAAACTACGGGACATGAGCGCAATAATGGGCGCAACGGTCACAATAGCAGCAGTCTCTGGTTCGAGTCATCATCAAGCGTTGGTAGAAGCATGGCGGCCATGCACGGCGTAACGTGGTGCGGTGCCATCGCGGGCAGCATTCTGGCAATGCTGATTATCGACCACATAAATTCTATTAAACCCAAAAAATAAAACGACATACGGAGCAAATATGCAGACACCAATTGACTTTTTTAAGTCAAAAAGCGGATTGGCGCACACGATTGCCGGATTGCTGACCGGCGCGGTAAGCCTGTATTTGACCAATCCGCAGTTTGCAGGATTTGTAAATGCCGAGTTGGCTACTTACCCGAAAGCAGCCGCAGCCGTTGCGATGGTAATGAACATTTTTACGCTTTACAAGAACACGCAGAAAGCGAGCCAATAATGAGCGAGACAACGCCGTCATACAGCAACAACCCGATTGAAGATGGCCTTGAGCACTTGGGCCACTGGATACACAAAGGATTTACCTTTGTTTTCGGCGTGATTCCGAAGGCAATTACCGTGACTGATGACGTAGTTACGCAGTTTCCCACGGCCAAAGCCGAAGCACAAAATGTGTTTGCGGACTTTGAAGCCTTTGCGCCGTTGGGTGCAGCAATTGCCGCGGCGTTTGCCGAAAAAGGCACGGACTTCGCAACAGACGCGACGGTGGCGGAACTGTTTGCTAAATCTGGACCAGCTTGGACAAAGTTCACTGACGACATTAGCAACCTAGCAAAAACGCTTGGTGCTGACGTAAAAACCGATGCAGCGGCTTTGTAACTTACATTTTTTCAAGGAACAACGATGTGTCCGAACGAAATGAGTGTGACTGCTGCGGAAGGCTTGAGGAACGCGTAGCCAACATGGGTATTAGAATAGATGAACTCGTAGAGCACGTAGTGACTGGCAACGGAACGCCATCACTGCTGCAACGCGTGACATTATTGGAAGGCCCAGTACGCACAATCGGCAAGCTGGGTTGGGCAATGGTAGCAGCCCTACTTAGTTTGGTGGTAGCAATCCTGTCAGGACACATCAAGTAATGACAGACAAGCCACCCATGAAACCTAAACAGAAAAATGTACCACCGTGCGGCGGCGCAGTACCGAAACGACCGACACTGGACGATTACGACCGCAAAATGAAATAAGCGGACATATCTGTAACAAAACACGACATTTGCGGACGCATTAAAAGAGACAACATGGCAAACGCACAGAAACTGCACAACGAAGGACGCAAGAAACTTCAGCTTGACCCAGTTGCGGTTGAGGAATTGGCCGCGCTTGGGCTGACGCAAAAGGAAATGGCCGGAGTGCTGCGTTGTTCTGTGGACACGCTGGATAGAAACTACCGCGAACCAATGGAAGCAGGCTGGGGACGGATGAAGCACAGCTTGAAACGCGCACAGTTTGAACTTGGCGTAAACGAGAAAAACAGCACCATGCTTATCTGGCTGGGCAAGCAGCATCTGGGCCAGCGCGACAAGACGGAAACCGAACTCAGCGGCGAGGTAGCGGTAAAACGTGTCGTCGCTGATTTATGACAATGTTTCGCTCGCTTCGCTGATTGCACCCACAGACAAGCAGCGTGAGTGTTTTGCAGCAACGGACAAGTACAGGTTCGTGTTGTACGGCGGTGGTGCAGGCGGTGGGAAGTCTTACACGTTGCGCTGGTGGTGTGTTCGACAACTGCTGAAACGCTACGCGCAAACGGGCATAAAAGGCATGGTCTGCGGGTTGTTCAGCATGGATTATCCGACGCTGCAAGACCGACAGATCAGCAAGATAGAACGCGAGTTTCCGCCCTGGCTTGGACAAGTAAAACGCACAGAAAAAGAGGGCCTGTGCTACTTTGTGCGGGAAGAATACGGCGGCGGACGAATTGCGCTGCGTAATCTGGCTGACCCAAGTAGTTACAAGTCGGCTGAGTTCTGCGACATAGCGGTTGAAGAGCTATCAGAGAACCGCCGCAACGTATTTGAAGACCTTGTTTTGTTTCGCTTGCGCTTTCCGGGTGTGGAACGGGCTTGCTTTCTGGCCGGAACTAACCCGACGGGCGTGGGCGTGCAGTGGATAAAGTCTCTTTGGATTGACCGGAAATTTCCGACAGAGTTGCAGCACATAAAACATGAGTTTTTCTACGTTCCCGCGCTGTTGCAGGACAACCCGCATTTAGGGCAAGAATACCGCGACTCTTTGCGCGGCCTGCCGGACAAAAAGCGGCTTGCATTGCTTGAGGGTGACTGGACAGTTCCAGAGGGCCAGTATTTCACGAACTTCGAACGCAGCGAACGGATTGTATCTGCTCATGCGATACGCGAGATTGTGCAACCGTGGTGGCCGCACTGGATTTCACAGGACTGGGGATTCAAGCATCACAGCCCTGTACACTGGCACACCGTCGGCAATGTACTGCCGGAGCAGTCAAAGCTGCTGAGACGGGATTGGACAGTACCGAAGCGGTGCGTATTTACCTACCGTGAGCACGTTGAATCGCTAAACGAAACAGGGCGCAGTGAAATTGACTTAGGCGAGACAATGCGTCGCAAAAGCGGCGACGATAAGATTGCCAAGTGGATTTTGTCGTCAGACGCATTCGGACAGAAGACGAGCCAAAATACCGCGGCTGAATTGCTGGCACGCGGAGCGCAGGCGAATGGCAAAGGATTTCCGATGCCGATACCGGCGAACATGGCTCCGGGCAGCAGGATTGTTGGTTGGCGTTTCATGTACTCGCTGATTCAAGAAGATTCTTGGTTTATCAGTGAGCAGTGCCCCGAAGCATTGGACGCTGTACCGGCTGCCGAGTATGACAGCGACAAGGGCGGCGAAGACGTACTGAAGACAGACCACCTGTACGACGACGTGATAGATGAACTACGTTACGGGCTGGTGGACATGCTGGGCACGGCGAAAAAGCCGAGAGATGTGGAATTAGCCGAGCAGATAGAGGCTACGCCAGATTTGATGCAAAGACACTTCATGCGGTTGGCAGAGACAGAGCGGCGTGCAAAGCAAAATGCACCGCTGAATTACTGGGAGTGAGACATGAGCAAGCTACGCGAATGGGTACGTCAATTACTGGGGATGGACACGCTGGCAAACCGTGCTGACGTTGCAGCTATAATTGGCGTGTACGAAAATCTGGCCGAAGACCTGCACGCGCTGCGCGTGACGATGCAGGCTTTGCACGTAACCCAGCGCAGCGGTCACACGCAGAATATGTTGAACGATTGGGACGCAGTGCAAATTTACGCACTCGAACAGATGCTAAAAGAACAGAAAGAAAAAAACTAAAACAACAGGTGACGGCTTACCTTCGGCAACAACCGGAGACAGAGACATGATGACAATTACAGAAGCGTTGCAGGAAATAAAAACCATCAACGCCAGACTATTAAAAAAGCGAAACAACAGTATGCAATATATCGCACGTGATTCCCGTGCACGTGATCCTTTTGAATCAAGCGGCGGTTCGGCAAGGTTCATACACGAAGAACGCCAATCCATCAAGGATTTGGAAGAGCGACTTATCAAGATTCGCACAGAAATTCAAAAGGCAAACATTGCCAATAATCTGACCGTGGGAACCACAACACGCACCGTTACAGAGTGGTTGATTTGGCGGCGAGAAATTGCAGAAAATGAGCGGGATTACATCAAAGGCCTGTTAACGGCTATCAATGCAGTCCGCAACGAAATGCAGCGCAAAGGTGGTAAGGTTTTGACGACACCT